CATGTAAAGGGGGAAAATGGGGGTAGGGCAAATTATTTTGTTTGCATCACCGGCCCATATGGCCCATAAAGGGCGGGTCGATTGGCGGCGTTTTGCTGCCTAAAGTGGAGATAGATGATGGATTTCAAGGTGATACGCCTCCGGTCGCTGCCGGGTGCTACGAATTGCAGGTGCGGAGTGGGCCTACCGCATGGGTCAACGGCCCGCTGGTCCGGGTCCCGTTGGTGGGACTGCTGGGATTGCTACATGTGCCGGGGGCGCAAATGAGGAACTACGGAATTAGGCCGGGGCAGGTATACATCCCGCCGCAAGAAAAATTCTCGCGCTTATTTGCTGCGATCAGCATGCTGGTCGGGGGCGTACTGCTGGTTGTCCTACTCACTGGGATGATGTTTCTCGCCCAACTGCTAGTATGGGTGATGCCGTGAGGCGTGTTGTTGCTGCTGTAGGCTACCTGCTCCTGTTAACGATACTGGGGTATCAGATATGGACGATTGTACACATGGTTGGCAGTCATGTTCGGGGGCGGACATGATGATCGAGGACGCAAGAGAGTTCTTAAAAACTCTGGCCGCAGACGGTCAGGAGGCCTATCTCAATAGAATGTGGGGAATGCGGGAGCCTGTAGCCCCCAAGCCATCGAGCAACAATGGTTGGCCCTTCCGTCTTGCCAGTCAGCAGGAATTACCGCGCCGTGGGCTGAAGGTGCTGAAATGACTATTCCCAAGGGGGTTCAGGAAATTCTGGACTATCTGGAAGAATACGACGCCCACAGAGACAAGATGGCTCAAGCCATATCTGAGGCAAACGCGGGGAACAAGCTGGGCTGGAAATACCCGCCTGATTTGGTCGTCCCCGACGACATCCGACAGAGTTACCTGACAGGACCGGCACATTGACACCCCAGCAGCTAAAATCCGCCCGCGCCAAACTTGGCGACTTGAAACAGGCTGATCTCGCACAAATCATAGGTCTCAGGTGGGACAGAACCATCCGTAAGTGGGAAGCAGGGGAGAGAGCAATCCCTGAGCCTGTGGCGATCCTCTTGAACCTGTTCCTTGAGAACCCAGTCCTGATCACTATGTCCGAGAAGTTCCGTCCGGTGTATAAGCGGTCGAGAACAAAGGTGAACTAACATGCCTAGGAAGAAAAAGGAGACAATTAGTCCTGAAATAGCTGCGGAACCCAAAAATGTGGGAAGACCTACGATATACACAAAAGACATAGGAAATCTCATCTTTGAAGCGATGTCTGACGGTTCTGATCTTGTCAGTGTCTGTAAACTGCCGGGTATGCCGCATCGCACTACCGTCTATGTTTGGATGAATAAATATCCTGAATTTAAAGACATGATTGGTATGGGTCGGGGGGGATTGGCAGATTTCATGGCTAGTAAAATCCATGAGATTGCCCAGACGGCAAAACCGGAAAATTCGTCCGCTGACTCGATTAAGCTACAGGCCTATAAATGGCTGACCAGCAAGATCAGCCCAAAAGTTTATGGCGATAAGGTCCAGACCGAGGTTTCGGGGATCGACGGCTCTGCGATCAAGGTCGAGACCGTCGCTCTGGACGTAGCCAGCCTGACGCCGGAATCCCGCGCGGCTTTGAAGGCTGCGCTGCTGGAAATGAAGTCCAAAGAATGAGGCCGGTCTATGAAACTGCCGGTGACCTGACCGCAGAGGATCGCGTGTCAAATAGTCTGGCCGAGGCTTGGGGGTTTGATCTTGAGAAGCTGCCCCGGCTGCACACGTTCGACCGCGCTTTAAAGCGGGATGGTGTCCTGCGCGGGTATGTTGAGATCAAGAACCGGCAGAGGTCTTATCCGACGTACTTGATCAGCCTGCGGAAGTGGCGGGACATGCTGATGGTCTCTGAGACTGCAAAGGTCCCGGCTGCGCTGGTGGTTTGCTGGCCTGTTGAAGGGGAGATGAAGACCAAGGTCATAAGGATCAGCAACGCAAAGGTTGGCATTGTTGAGGGTGGCCGCAGGGACCGGGATGATCCCGAGGACATTGAGGACATGGTTGAGATACCAATGTCCCAGTTTGACGATGTGTTCTGAGGGCCTAACAGTTTGTTGTGAAACATTGTATGGTCACGCGCCGGTCGCAGGCCCCTTCCTGCTTCTGGCACGGCCTGTCTCGGTTTGCTTCCCGCTATCCGGGGCAGGCCACCTAAGTGGGAATAGGGAATGAAACACTGGGATGTCGGAGGCAAAAAGATAAACTCAGACGAGGCCCTGCGTCTGATCGATTGCTACGACAATGAGCAGAGCCTGTACGAGTTCCTGCGGAATGCGTGGAAGACCATTGACCCGTCGCCTTTCACGGATAGCTGGGCCATAGAGGCTATAGCAGAACACCTTCAGGCTGTGACGGATGGAGAGATACGCAGATTGATTATCAACGTGCCTCCTAGGTGCGGTAAATCAACTATAACATCCGTCTGTTGGCCCGCGTGGGTATGGGCGCAGGAGCAGATAAGCCCGACTTCCGGGCCGGGGGTGCAGTTCCTCACGGCTTCATACGCGCAACAGCTATCCATCAGGGACAGCGTTAAGTGCCGCCGCCTGATTGAAAGCCCATGGTACAGGTCACTCTGGGGTTCACGATTTGTTCTCACAAGCGACCAAAATACAAAATCAAGGTTTGATAATTCTAAAGGAGGCACCCGGCTCTCCACTTCGGTCGGCTCGGCCCTGACGGGTGAGGGTGGTGCCTGCATATTGGTAGACGATCCCAACGCAGCGGCTGAGGCCTTTAGTGACGCTACCATTGAGACAACCATCGACTGGTGGGACAACGCCCTCAGCACCCGCCTGAACGATCCTAGGACCGGCGCGTTCGTAGTGATCCAGCAGCGCCTTGCTGAGAACGACCTGACCGGCCACATCCTTGAGAAGCATTCCGGGGAGTGGACCCACCTGTGCCTGCCTATGGAGTTCGAGAAGACCCGCTCCTATGTGAACTCGATTGGCTGGGAAGACCCTCGGACGGAAGAGGGCGAACTCCTCTGGCCGGAAAGGTTCGGCCCGGAAGAAATCAAATCCTTAGAGTCCGCGCTAGGACCGTGGGCCTCGGCTGGTCAATTGCAACAGAGACCGGAACCCAAGGGCGGCGGCATCATCAAGCGGGACTGGTGGGAGACATGGCCCCATGACGCCTATCCGGCGATGGACTATGTGATCGCATCCCTCGACACGGCCTACACCACCAAGAGCGAGAACGATTACTCAGCCATGACTGTGTGGGGTGTGTTCTCCGGGGATGTCGTGGCCCACAACGTCAGGGCAGGCGGAACCGATACGGAACGATCCTATGCCCAGCAGTCCCCACGGGCGATGCTGATGGACGGCTGGCAAGAGCGGCTGGAGTTACACGATCTGGTCGAGAAGGTTGCCAAGACCTGCCGGACCATGAAGATCGACAAGCTGATCATTGAGAACAAGGCGGCGGGCCATTCGGTCGCGCAGGAAATCCGGCGGCTGTTCGGGCATGAGGACTGGGCGGTGCAACTGGTGGACCCGAAGTCTCAGGACAAGCTATCGCGCCTGTACTCGGTCCAGCATCTGTTCAGTGAGGGGATGGTCTATGCGCCGGACAGGTCGTGGGCCGATACGGTCATGACGCAGGTGGGGACGTTCCCGAAGGGTAAGCATGACGATCTGGTGGACACGGTAAGCATGTGCCTTCGCCACTTGCGTGACCTTGGCCTGTTGACGCGCGGGCCGGAGATGGTCGCGCAGGTGCAAGAGTCGATGCAGCATCGTGGGCGGGAACTGCCGTCGCTGTATTAAGGTTCTTGCTTTGTTCTAAGCCCCACCAGTGGTATCTTGCGATCAAATATCCGCAAGGAACAGAGCATGGCGTTAACTCCGGGGCTTTCTCCGAACATCAGATTAGTGCAGCCGGACCCTGAGTTTGAGGGGCCGGGAGATGATACAACTGTCGAGATTATCGACGGTGAAGATAAGCCCATTGCTAATGAAGACGGCAAGATACTGGAGATCGAGCATGACGACGGCTCGATTACTATTAGCCTAGACGGCAAGTCTCTTAATGGAGATGACGAACCCAAAGGCCCGACCGGCTGGTTTGATAACCTTGTCGAAGACATTTCCGAACTTGAACTAAACCGCATCTCCGACGAACTAATGCGCGGTATCTCGGATGACATTGATAGCCGTAAAGACTGGATCGAAGATCATTCGACCGGCATCAAGTTACTTGGCCTCAAGATTGAGATTCCCGGCCTCGGAGGCTCCGCAGAAGGAGCGCCTGTCGAGGGCATGAACAGGGTGCGGCACCCACTCCTTCTGGAGGCGGTGTTGCGCTTTCAGGCCAACGCCCGCTCTGAGATGTTGCCGACTGACGGCCCGGTGAAAATCCGCAACGACGATAACAACGCGACGCTGGATGAAGACCAGCTTGCCAAGGCGTTCGAGCGGGACCTGAACCATTACCTGACATCGACGGCCACAGAGTATTACCCCGACACCGACCGCATGCTGTTCATGCTGGGCTTTGGTGGCACGGCCTTTAAGAAGGTTTACTTCTGCCCCCTGCGGAACCGGCCTGTCTCTGAGACGGTAGATGCTGACGATCTGATTGTTAATAACAACGCGACGGACTTGCAGAACGCCAAGCGCATTACCCACCGGTCCTATCAGAGGCCCTCGACCGTCAAGCGCCTACAGATACTGGGCGTGTACCGGGACATTGATCTGTCCACCCCGAACATGAGCAATCTGGATAGCCTCCAGCGCGAGAAGCTGTCTGTGCAGGGCATCGCCCCGGACAGCATGAACCCGAACGACCGGGACCGCGAGATTTACGAGTGCAACTGCGAACTCAACATTCAGGGTTACGAGCATAAGATGCGCGGTAAGGAAACCGGCCTCGAAATCCCGTACCGGGTGACGATTGACGTTTCCTCCAAGAAGGTCTTGTCGGTTGTCCGCAATTACAATGAGGACCAGCAGGAACTTGCAGAGGCCCGCAAGAACTTTGTGAAGTACACCTACGTCCCCGGCATGGGCTTCTACGACATTGGCCTACTTCACATCCTCGGTAACACGACCAACGCCATCACGGCTGCTTGCCGCGAACTTCTGGACGCTGGCATGTACGCCAACTTCCCCGGCTTCCTGATGGCCGATACCGGTGCGCGGCAGAATACTAATATCTTCCGGGTTCCCCCCGGCGGCGGTGCCTTGGTCAAGACCGGCGGCATGCCGATCAGTCAGGCCATTATGCCCCTGCCGTACAAGGAGCCTTCGGGAACCCTGATGGCACTGGTGGAAAACATGGCCCAGACCGGTATGCGGCTGGGCGGTACGTCCGAGGCTGCGGTTGGCGAAGGCCGCTCTGACGCTCCGGTAGGGACGACGCTGGCCCAGATCGAGCAGTCCCAGAAGGTCCTGAACTCGGTCCACAAGCGCATGCATGCGTCGCAGGCTGATGAGTTCCAACTCCTGAAGGAAGTCTTCAGGGAGCATCCTGACAGCTTCTGGCAGCGGAATAAGAAGCCTGCCGCCCCTTGGGACGAGAAGACGTTCCTGACGGCTCTGGATAACTATGAATTGATCCCGCAGGCCGATCCCAACACGGCTTCGCAGGTCCAGCGGCTGATGAAGGTTATGGCCCTGAAGCAGCTTCAGCAGGCGAACCCGTCGCTGTATGACCCGATTGCCATTGATACCGCCGCGCTACAGGCCATTGGCTGGAGCAATCCGAGCCAGTTCCTTGCGTCGCCCGAGGCCCAGAAGAACCCGCCGCCGGAACTCATTAAGATGCAGGCCGACGCGAAGGCTGCTCAAACAATGTCTGACGCCCACATGCTGGACGCCCAGACCAAGGCCAAGACGGACGAGGCCAAGACGCAGATCGACGGTCAGAAGTTGCAGCTTGAGGGAGCCAAGGTCGAGATCGACAAGATGAAGGCCGAAGCCGCAATGAAGGACAGGGAGATCGAGGCCAAAGACAAGTATCAGGACCGCAAGTTCAAGGAGCATGTCCAGTTGATTGATCTGGCCCAGAACATCGCGGTCCACCCTGAGAGCCTAGATGTGATCCAGCCCCTGATCGCCCCGGCCATTCAGGACCTGAGCGACATTAGCAACCCTGAGCAGCCGCCCGGTCTTGCCCCCGGCCTGATCCCTAGGGACCAGTAATGTCCAAGGATGTCCGCAAAGCATTGATGATTGCCAAGGGGCCGGTATCCAGCGGGTATCTGCCTCCGGGTGATCCGCAGCGGACGGATAACCTTGCTCGGTTTATGAAGGGGGCAGACAAAAGAGTTTATAATAAAGATAAAAGCCCCAAGATGTTTTATCACGGGACTACAGTTCCAGAAGATTTCTCTGAATTTTCTGTTGGCAGTCCCATTCACGCAGAAGATGGCAGCGGTGAAAGTCGCAGGCGCATTTATACACATAATGACCCGACAACTTACCTCGGAAGCCATTTCGCGGAAGAGCCTGAAACCGCTAATCAATTTGCCAAAGGATTGTATGGCGAGGCCAAAGGGGCGCAAGAGGGTAACCGGGTGCTTCCCGTGCATCTCAGCATTAAAAAGCCGCATGTCACGACTGAAACGGACATGATTCGTTCCATGCTGCGTGACAAATATGATCACCCTGCCGTTGATGCGAGACTCAAAGATGAAGAAGAAGAAAGACGGTATGACGATCCTAATGAAATAGATTTTCGCACAAGAGTAAATAAATTTGCTTGGAAGATTGCCGCTGACGAAGATGCGTATGACAATTCTTCGTTTGCTGAAAAAATGGCAGAGCAATATAGGGATAGGCTTATAAATGCTGGTTTTGACGGCATAAAATATCAGAATGAAGTAGAGGGCGGTAACTCTTGGGTGGCTTTTCATCCTACTCAGATTAAGTCCGCTGTCGGCAACAACGGCCAGTACGACCCGAACGAGCCGGAGATCGACAAGGCAGAAGGCGGGGTGGCTAGTCTGCCCGTGCTTCCGGAGCGCCCGCCTCTGGATGTACTCCGCCGCATGGACGCTGGAGCAAAGGATGCTTGGCGGCGTGACCGAGACGTTAGACTGGGGCGGAATTATCACCCTCCCGGAAGCCCAGAGCATGACGCCAATCTTATGGACTTCATGGAAGGCGCACATCCCTTGTTTTTCAAGGAGCCGGGTGTGCCAAGGCCCGTGTACCATGCGACTAACAAGGACATTCGCCGCTTCATTCCGGGCGGTACGGCCCGCGAAGAAGACATGGAAAGCGGCCCTGCAACGTGGCTGACCTTTGACCCGACGAACAATCCTGCCGCGCACCACATTGGCGGTTATAAGGGCGAGTACAAAGAAGGCGCTAATGTCATGCCTTTGTACGCCAATATTAAAAACCCGTTAATTCTTAATGATAAAGACGCATTAAAAGCCGCGCGTACTAAATTTGCAAAAAACAATAATTCTTTCCCGCTATTACTTACCAAAGAAACCAAAGACGCTTTGCAAGAGGCGGGACACGACGGCGTTGTGTTTCAGAAGGAGGCTGGCGCTTTTGACGGCGACGAGATTTTGGCGTTTGACAACCAGCAGTTAAAATCCGCCCTTGGAAATCGCGGCATCTATGACAGACAAGACCCGACAGTTGATTATCAGCGCGGCGGCTCTATCACCAAGGCCGAAGGCGGGGAAGTTGAAGAGACCGTTCCTGAAGCGCCCCATACGCTCGAAAGCCAGTTGCAGGCTTTCCTACAGGGCAAGCGCAAGGCCGTCCTATACACTCATGAAGAGCCTGCTGCCCCTGAAGGGGCGCAGCGCCTAGAGACCGCCCACGGGGTGTTCCATTACAACCCCGCGCTGATCGACGAACGCTCCATCAAGGCTGCGGTTGCCGGGGACAGGATCAACGAAATTCTGGGATACGGCCCCTATTCCAAGAAGGACGTTCTCAATCGCGTATCCGCTGGCGACACCCCGCTGGCTGTGGTTGGCCGGGACGCTGAAGGCCGGGAGGTTGTGGCTGCTGCCGGGACCCACGGAACGGCTAACGAACAGGCTTCGGCTATTGCGGCCCAGTTACCTACCGGCGGTCAGGTCCATATCGAAAGTCCGCAACAGGTCATTTCCGAGCGAATTGCGGCTTTGCGGTCCCCGGAACAGGGAAATAAGGACGCCCGGAAGGCATTAATGATCGCTAGGGCCATGGGCGGGCGTATCGGCAAGGCTGACGGCGGCGATATTGACGGTGCCGCGCCTGTCCCGGCTCCGGCGGCTAAAGGCCCCAAGACTGTATTTGCTTATGGCAGGCCTTCTATCTCTGAGACCAAAAACCCTAAGCGCATAATGTTTACATCTGACGCGCCGGGAAAGGTAAAGGGCATAGTTACCCCGCGCCACATGTGGGAGGGCGGCAATGGCAAGGGCGGCATTCACATCCCCGGCATGGAAGAAATTAATGAGGCGCGGGCTAATGTGTACGGTTCGGAAAACAGGCCCCCGCTTACTGTAGGTAAGCTGGCAGACATCCATCAAAATACGTTGGCCGAACATTTTCAGAAGCCAGTACAACAGCAAATGGCAGACGAAAGCGCTGCTTTGGGCAGGCTTAGGGCCGCAATGCACATTGGCAAAACAGCCAATACGTTAGATGAAAGCGAGAAACTGGATACTGTTCGGCATGAATATGATGATCAAGGTAGGACATACCTTGCTTATGGCGCGAAGGGTACTGCCGGTCACACCGTGTATACGTCGGGGGCCGGTGACAACAGAAAGTTCCACGTTGTAAACACTTGTGCAGGCCAAACAGGCGGATGCGGTGGCGGCGTAGATAAAAACGGCATTGTAGATACCGGCAAAGGTGCATGTTTTGCCCCTCATGCAGAAGCCCAATATGTTGGGGCCGCTGTTCGTCGAGCGGCGCATGAGCAGGCAAAGTTTGACCCTGCAATGACGCAAGACTGGGTTTTGGCGCATACGGGTTCTTTGAGGGCCGCTGCAAACAATTCGGACAGGTCCAATAAAGTAACTCTTTTTAGGCCTAATATTGTTGATGAAACAGACCGTTCTACCCGTCATGTTATTAGAGGCTTAAATAAACAAAGGATTGCAGAAGGTAAACCTGCAATCATTGCCAATTCTTATGGCAAGACTGCTGAACTACATGACCCAGAAAACGGGTATTTTGTAACCTATTCAAATACAGGCCCAAAAACAAAACTTGGGGCCTCTATTGCTGAAAATATTTCTAGAGATAAATCCCGTGTCCACGCCACGGTTATGGCTAACGAGGCAAGCGGCAAGGATTATGTAAACGAAGACGGCAACCTTACACCTCCCAAAAATTCATATGCTGTAACTGACGTTCAGCGTGGGTCAGATTTAGACAAGAGAATGCAAGGTGCATTTACCCACGTTAAATATTGGACCGCCGGAAGAGACGAAAAAAGCCTGTCTCCTGAAGAAATTAATGAGGGGGCGGAAGGTCATTACGATGGTTCTGGCAACCCTACCACTCCAGTGGAGTCCCATTATGGTCATTCTACCCTGAATGGCATGAGGTACGATTATCAGAGGCAGCACATCTTGCACCCGCGACTGGTTCATGTCGGGGAGAACAAAGATGGGTCTCCGCATATGATACCGACCGACTCTCGGTTTAAAGACGATGATTATCTGCCCAAAGATAGATTTATGACCAAAAACGGAAAGCAGGCTGGCGCTGTACTTTTGACTACGCCAACGACATCAACCAGCAGCATAGGCCATCAGTCTTCGTTTACGCATCACGTTGATGATGCAAATGTTTCCCACGCGCTAAATAACAACGGGGAATATGAAATTGACCCCCCAGCACAACAGCAGGCAAGTGCGGGTAATGAATATGAGCCTCCGAAGGGTAAGGAGACTTATGCTCGCGGCGGGCTTGTAACCCATGATGAAAATGGAGACCTTTTAACTGGATTTCCAGAGCAAAGTTTTGTTGCCCAGAGACATAATTCTCATCGCCTTGAGGATAAAAGTAATAATGCTAAGGGCGAGCATCCCACTCAGTACGCCTACGGCGGGCCTGTAGAGGGTGACCGCCAGCTAGACAACTCCGGTTTCTACAACGCCGCCGCAGAGGCCGCGCAGGGCATCCCGCAGGCCAAGGGTACGCCGCAGCAGATGATGTCTATGGTCCAAAATGCCCCCGGCACACAGGAGACCATGAAGTGGTCCGGTGCTGATCAGGCCTTTGCCGGTCAGCCAATTGTGTCAAAGGACGATCTAGTTAAGCACTTCCAGACCAATGCCCCGAAGCTGGAAGAGACCCAGCTTGGTAGTGCGACTAGCGAGTACGATTTCTGGGGCCGTCCCAAGGACAGTACGGGAACCAAATACCATAAGTACACCATCCCCGGCGGTGAGAATTACCGCGAAGTCCTGCTGCACTTGCCGCCCACAATAAATACCGAGTATCGGCACAAAGTTATTCGAGCCGACGGGCATGTTGATAGCACATACGACAACCCGGAAAGTTCTGCGGCAAGGGCAAACGAAATTGGCGGAACAGTACGGCGCGATGATCCGTTCACCGTACAGGGTGGGTACAGAACATTGCATTGGAAAGATCATCCCAATGTCGTAGCCCACCTCCGTATGTCTGACCGCACATTGCCTCAGACCAATGAGAAGGCTCTCCATCTAGAAGAAGTGCAGAGCGACTGGGGTCAGGATGGCAAGCAGGGGTTTAAAAAGACTGACGAAGAACTGCGCGGGTTACGCGATGAAATGCTTGCCCTTCATAAGAACTATTTAGACCTTCACGGCTCTGGCGCTCCTCCTGACCAACTTCAAGCGGCGGAAAGCAAATACAATTCCGCGATGAATAAGATGAATAACGGCTTCAAAGCTAAAACTCCTGAAGGTCCCTATGTCGGTAATACCAATAAGTGGACTGATCTTGCTCTGAAGCGGGCCTTGATAGAGGCCGCTCGCGGTGGTCATGACAAGCTAATCTGGACGCCCGGTGAAGAGCAGGCGCTACGGTATAAAGAAGATGATGAAGAGAATGACGCCAAAAGACTAAAGGGTATGAATAAGTATTACGGAGAAATTGTTCCGTCACGGCTTGAGAAAATTTTACAGTCTATTGGACATACCCCTGAGTTCGGCACTGATTATATTCAGGGCAGGAAGGATGATAGGGATTTGGTCCTTATTAATCGTCGCGGTCAATACCATGTTGAGACTGAAGAACAGCGCGATCCCGGACAGCGTTACCAAGAAGAGGAACACGTTGCTGGGCCGTTCGCCACCCGTGAGGAGGCCGACGCTCACCGCACTACTCTTAGCAGGGGCCTCAAGGCCGTCCCATCACTAAAGATCACCCCCGCAATGCGGGAAACAATTTCCAAGGGCCTCCCTCGGAAAACTGGCGGGTTCGTACCCCCTGCCAGAAGTTCTGCTGTTGAGCAGGCTCTTAAACTGACATCCAAATCCGGCGCGACGTTGCCCGCTGCCGTATTTTTAGCAAGGCAACATCAAAGTCGGAACTAACACCTCCAAGGAGAACTACAATGTCTGAGATGGCAAAGGCCGCACGGGCCGCAATGAAGCAGAAGGCCAAGCGCCTTACGACTGACCCCCACAAGAAGGTTGACGCCTCTAGCTGGGAGCCTGAAGAACCCATGAACACGGGGGCCAAGACTGGCCTGCGTCCGATTTCTCCCCGCGCTTATAAGCGTGGCGGCAAGGTCGGCATGAATGCCGGTGGCAGCGCGAGCGCCCCGAATGCCGGTCGCAAGGCCCGCAAGGACGGCGGAGAAGCTAAGTCTTGGGTCAACGCCAAGGTTAATCGCAACGTCAAGGAAGCCAACGCTGCTGAGTTTGGCAAGCCCCATGTCGGTGGCATGAAGAAGGGTGGCCGCACTGGCAAGATGGACGGCGGCGGCATGATGGCCCCGGCCTCGCTTGGTACGTCCATGGGTGATCCCCGTCTTGGGATTGTCCAGAAAAACCGTATGAGCATGACCAACCAGCCGGGTGTTTATAAGCGCGGCGGTCGTGCCTGCGGCGGCTATCAGGAAGGCGGCAGCGTTGCCAAGGACTTTGCCAAAATCCAGAACATGATTTCTGCCCGTAAGGCCGTGCAGACCGATAAGGCTCTGGATGCCGTCCGCCGTGGCAATGCGACTTCCCGCCCGCTGGACCGTTTGCCCGCGAGCAGCGAAGACATGGTTGGCCGTCGCCCTATGGTTACCGGTCCCCGTGGCGAAGCGTATGTTCCGCCCGCGCGTATGGGCCGCAAGGCTGGCGGCAAGGTTGACGAAGCGCAGGACAAGAAGCTGGTTAAGAAGGCGTTCCGTCAGCATGAGAATGCCGAACACGGCGGCAAGCATTCTGAACTGAAGCTGAAGAAGGGCGGCATGGCTAAGGATGACCGCATGGTCAAGAACCCCAAGAAGGCTATGGGCGTTGCCTTGAGGGCGGTTGCCTTGAGCGAGGCGTTCGACGCAGGCACCAAGTCCAAGAAGGCCCGTGGCGGCAATCTGGGTCACTATGATGACGCAGAGAATAAGCCGAGCCTGCGCCTTATTAAGACCCACACTGGCCCCGAAGGCCACAAGGCTAAGGTCTACAAGGATGGGGACTATAACGAACACCGGGTTAAGTTCTTCAAGCCTGATGGCTCGTATCAGTCCAAGGCCGATTATCATGGCGACCTTGAGGATGCTCACGACACCGCTAAGTCAGAGGTTGCCAGAGGCTTCAAGAGCGGCGGCAAGGCCAATAAAGCCCACGGTGGTTCTAATGAAAATCGCCCCAAGGACGACTTCGATAAGGCCGCTATTGCTGCGAAAATCGCAAAGGACACAGGAATCCTTGAGAAACTTGGAAATGTTATCCAGCCTAAGTCGGATTTGGTTGGAACCTCGTTCAAGCGCGGCGGTAAGTCTGGCAACTACACTGGTGGCACTCGCCCGACCGGTGGCCGTGTTGCTAAGGCCGGTGGTGGCCTGTTGAATGCGATGAATGATGACGCTCCCAAGTCCAAGAAGAGCGGCAAGACCAACATCAACATCATCATCAACCCGCACAAGATGGACAATCAGGCTCCGGGCGCTCCGATGCCCCCGCCGCCCCGTCCGATGCCGCCCCCGATGCCCCCGATGCCGCCGATGGGCGCTCCTCCGGGAATGCCGCCGGGTGGAATGCCCCCCGGTATGCCCCCGGTCGGTGGTCCGCCTCCGGGTATGCCGCCGATGCCGCGCAAGTCTGGCGGCAAGGTCGGTCACCGCAGCTATAGTTCCTACAAGGATATGGATGCTGGTTCTGGCGGCGGGCTTGGTCGCCTTGAGAAGATCGAGATTGCCAAGAAGAAGTATGTCAAGCCTGTCTAACTTGTTAGTTAGGTAATTAAGAACTATATGTAGTGGGCCGGGGGCAACCTCGGCCCATTATTTTTGCCTGATCAAAAGGGGTTTCATGCAAACAATTGATACGGTTTTTCAGCGCGAACTAAAGCGCCTGATTGCTCATAGGATATTGGATTTAAAAGATAATTTGTCAGTTAACTCTTACGAGAATGTAGCTGATTTTAAGTATCTGATGGGGAAGATTGCAGCCCTAAACGACATGGAAGACATGATCGAAATTGCCCAAGACGCAGCCGACCAACGCAACCGCTAGAGTATTAAAGGGATACCTATGCCTCCTAGAATGATGGAACACGACGAAGACCCGAAGGTAGTTCTGAAAGAACAAATCGGGAACATTGATAGCTTTGAAATCTATAACAATCAGATTTTGATCGCTATCTATATCAGGCCTGAAAAGACCAAGAGCGGCATCTACCTGACCGATGGTCAACGCTCTGAAGACCAATATCAGTCAAAGATTGGCCTAGTCCTGAAGAAGGGTCCGGCTGCTTTTGAAGGTGATGACAGCCTGTGGTTCAAGGACATGCACATTGAATTGAACGACTGGATTGTGTTCCGGCCCTCGGAAGGCTGGCCGATTACCGTCAATGGCGTCCTGTGCCGGATGCTGGATGACACCTCCGTGCGCGGGAAGATCGACGTACCTGACAAGATTTGGTGAAAGGACCAATCAAAATGGCAAAAAAGCAAAAGGACGAAGAGGTTGAGGTTGTTCTGGAGGCCCCGGAAGCCATGGAGACCCAACCTGAACTCGAACTTGAGATCACAGATAAGCCTGAACCGGTAGAAGCTAAGGCTTCGGATAACGATAAAGCTATTTCAGACCTGAAAAAGCAGCTTGAGACCGAGCGTACTGCCCGGTATGAGGCCGAAAATCGGGCTAGGCAGAGCAGCAATACCGCTGCAAAGGCCGAAACCGACGTTCATCAGGCCAATTTGCACCTAGTTAACGGTGCAATTGAGTCCATGACCCGTGAAACGGAAATCCTGAAGGCCAATTATGCCAATGCGACGGCTAACGGGGATAATGAACAGGCGGCAAACATCGCTTATGCCATGTCGGAGACGGCTGCGAAGCTAAACCAGCTTCGTCTGGGCAAGGAAAGCCTTGAAAACCAGCCCCCGCAGCGGGTTCAGCCTATGGAAAGGCGCACAGACCCTGTTGAGGAGTTCGCAAGCCAGCTTTCCCCGCGCTCTGCGGATTGGGTACGCGCCCACCCCCAGTGTGTGACCGATCCCCGGCTTATGACAAAGATGATTGCGGCCCATAACATTGCCGTGGCGGACGGAATCCCGGCTGACAGCGAAGAATACTTTGAGTTTGTCGAAGACACGCTGAAAATGACCCCCAGAAGGGCAGAGCCGGTCTATGACGCCGAGCCTGCCCTGTCTGCGGCGTCTGCACCCACCCAGCGACGGGCCTCCCCTGCTGCCACGCCTGTGAGCCGCAGTGGGAACGGAACGGGAACGCCTGCCAACCGGGCCACCTTGACCCGCGAACAGGCCGACATGGCTAAAATGATGGGAATGACCCCCGCCGAGTACCACAAAAACATGATGGACCTGAAAAAAGAAGGGAAAATGAACTAATGGAACCTGTAGCAAAACGCCGTGGGCGTCCCCGGAAAGTTGACCCTGAGACTGTTGAGCCTGTTTCCATCCGTCAGCCTATGAGGGCCGAAATGCGCGAACCCGATCCCCGTTCTGCCGCCGCAAAGAGGGCGCAGGAAATTATGGGCAATATTGGTCAGGCTGATGAAGGGCAGGACGCCTTCCGCACCCCCAAGGCCCCGGACGGCTGGACCTACGAATGGAAGCGCAACACGCTTTTCAATCAGGAAGACCCGGCCTACATGACCTCTCTGCACCGTACTGGCTGGGAGCCTGTACCGGCCAAGCGTCACCCGGAAATGATGCCTATTGGGGCTGCTAAATCAATCGAGCGTAAAGGGATGGTCCTGATGGAGCGTCCTGAAGAGGTTACTCGTCAGTTTAAGGAAGCCGACAAGCGCCGCGCCCGTTTGCAGATGCGGGCCAAGGAAGAACAGCTTGGTTCGGCTCCGCAGGGTCAGTTTGGTCGAGACCATGCTCAGGCCGCTCCGAAGATCAACAAGTCCTACGCGCCGCTGCCTGTTCCGAAAGACTGATAGAAAATTTATTATCAGCAGAGAAACCCGGCAGAAATGCTGGGTTTTTTTGTGCCTGATCGGCAGAACTTGGTCATCTAATGCCCGGTTTACCTATGTCAAGTTTGCCGATTTGATCAATAAGCCCAATGAAATGGGCCTTTTGGGCCTATATAATAGGCCAAACCCAAAAACCGGAAAACCCGTTTGCTACAATGTCTCCATCAATCGCTTGGTGCGGTTGAGGCCGGGGCTGCAACCCCGGCGCTCTTTGACATTG